ATTCTATGCCATCTGGTAGTTATCTAACAGCAATAGTTAACAGTATAGTTAATAAACTATATACGGCTATTTGGTATTTTAGGAATGTACCGAAGCCAACGACTCTCGGGTATTGGACGGATGTTTCCGATTATGTATACGGAGATGACAAATTAAATGTAGTCAGAAATCATTACCATTCACTAAATGCTATTACTATGGAGGAGTTTTTTACTGATGCTGGTTTAGGCTTTACAGATGCAAGTAAACAATCTATTCAATCCCCATTTCAACATATAAATGAAGTTTCATTTTTAAAACGGACTTTTGTTTATCACCCAACTTTAAATAGAATAGTGTGTCCTTTGGAATTGAGGGTTATACAAAATACTCTCTCTTATTATGATAGTACAAAAGACCATGCTGTAGTAATTAGAGATAAAGTTTCTGCTGTGCAAAGAGAAATGTTTTTACATCCTGATCATAAAGCTCTTTTAGCAGATTTATACTTCAGACTCCAGAAGTATAGAATTCCTTGGGAGAAAATTCCTATTTTAACTATGATGAATTATTTTACTGATGAGAACTGTGAAGTCCCGTTGTCATTCTCGAATAATTTATATTTTTAATTGATTTTGTTAGTTATAATTTGTATATATGCGTGTTTAAAATATTTGTTTTTCTAGTAAATTCTTTAACGAATAGCGACAGACAAGTTATAATTTATAATTAAAAGAAAACATCTATAAATGCTTGTTATGGTAGTAACTAGCTAGATGTAAATTAATGCTACCACGAATGAAGAAAATAATAATAAAAGTGTTGCTGACACAACCGTAAATACTGTCGAATCAACTATGCTTGAAAACATGTCTAAAGTCGGAATTGTAGAAAGTTTCCAAGATAGTAATAATAATGTTAATGTTGTATCTCAGAATTACTTGTCAGGAGTGAGAATGAGAAACAATATAGAACCAGATACCATGTTTGAAACATTTCCTGAACAAGCAAGTGTATCCTCTGATTTTTTGATGGACTATACTAGAATTTTAAATAAACCTTTTAGAGTTGGAACCGTTAAATGGCCAGAATCTGCTTTTAGAAATACCTTTTTGGAGGTATTTAAATTTCCAGAAGTTTTATTGTCTAATCCTTTAGCTTCTATTCCCTTTGATGCATCTACATTGTATAGATGCAAAGCTAGTTTGATTTTGCAAGTTTCTGGAACCCCTATGCATCAAGGAACTTTGATCGCAGCTAGTTTACCAGTTGGATACGGATCAGAAATGGTACCAGTTCCAACAGGTTTAAGTGTGGCAAACACTTTGTTGGCCGCACCTCATGTCTTCTTATCTGCAAATGAAAGTACTCCCGCCACGCTAGAGATTCCTTTTTATCCGAACACAAAATTAACTAAATGCGACACAGATCTATCTACAGTCAGTCCTTTGTTTTCTTTAAGAGATTATGCTGATATTGTTTTGTATGTTCTTAATCCTTTGAGTGCCCCTACCGGTGGATCCACCACTTTAACTGTGACAATGCATGTAGTTTTTAAATATATGGAGTTTTATGCACCACATGTTGACACTAGATTCCAAGCTGAAGGTTTTTTTGATTCAGCAAAGAAGTTTGGAACAAAAACTATTGATAAGACATTTAATGTTGCAAGAGATGTGACGGGAGATTTCTTTGATACCGCTAGGAGCTTAGTTAAGTCCTATACGGGTTTACATAATCCTAATAACCCGGAATTAGTGGACAAATGTCAAGTTACTACGAGACAGTTACCAAATGTGGTTGACAAACCCACTCAATTTGAAAAATTAGATCCTTTTTATGATTTTGATCGTATAACAACTCAACCAATTTTTGATACTACAAGGGATGAGATGAGTTTAAGAGAAATTTTAAGAAAACCTCAACTTATAGGAACTTTCGCTGTTTATGATGATACTAGTGAAGGGAAATTGTTGTGGTCTAGGCCTATGACACCTTGTCAAGAGTTTAGGAATTTTACCTATACAGACGTAAATTCTCAAACTAATCCGTCTTATTATTTTACTAATTTACAGCAAACATTAGCGACGATGTCTAAGTAT